CGAATCGAACGAATGACAAATGGAACTACAGTCCACTGCTCTACCAACTGAGCTAAGAGGGGGTGGTAGCTCCCACGTGGATTCGAACCACGGGTGGTGGATTCAAAGTCCACAGTGTTTGACCAACTACACTATAGGAGCCTCGGATATATTTCTTTTACCACTCTCTTCTTTAAACCCCTTTTAGACTGGAGATTTCTCGACACATTTAGACCTATCGTTGATAAGTTTCATACTCGCAAGGGAAAGTGAAAATAGTCCTGCAGATGTATTTGCCACAATCATCGGAACGACATTGAAATAAATCGAATACACGAGACCTAGGGAACTCGCCAGAAGGTTGAGGTTCAAAAACGCATAGTTGATGGCATTCGTATCTTTTGTTCTATAGACATGAACCACTTGTGGTACAAACATGATCGATATGAGTACCGAACTTGTCAGACCGACGCCATCGATGATGCTATCCATTATTCAGTACTATTTTCTAATGTTTAAGTAGGTATGATTCTGTTCATCATCTTAATACTCTTATGTATATTCATCCTAATAGATATGAGACCAGGTAAGGCTACACGAAAATATGATTACAAATGTTTCTTGCTTACGATGAAAAATCAAAAAGAGCGGTATGAAAGGTTTGTTAAGAGTCACAAAGATGATATCCCATTAGAAGTTATATATGGGGCAGATACTCGTAACGTGAAAGTGGCTCGCGAATACGAAGATCAAATAGATCCAGAGTATTTTGAAAAAGCTTTGGAAATACATTACAACCCCCTCGTAAAACGACCAGACATAACCTATTTCAACATGGGTGCGATCGGGTGTTTCTTTGGACACATGGACTTCTATCAAAGATGTTTTGACCAGGGTCTTAAATATGCGGTCATTTTTGAAGACAATGTCATCATAAAGTCAGACGAACTCTATGACCAGATACAGGGTGTCATCGATGAAAAGGGGGACGACTTTGAGATGTGCTTCTTCCACTGTTTATCGAGATTACCAGACAAGAAGGAGGGAACTCTCGAAAAGGTGAAATGGATTTCGAGTACCAAGTGCTATCTCATCAACGTCGAAAACATGAAAGAGTACAAACGTTACTTCCTACCCATGGACAACCATGTCGACATGAAACATGAGGATCTCATTGCCCAAGGTGCACGCGTCTACTACAAAGACTTACGTGAATACATTCTAATCGATAGAACCCATAAGAGTCTCATCGGCCACAGTGATCACGGAAACCGAAAATTCTTCTCGAGACAATTTCCTGACAAGACTCCTCACGAACTCAAGTGGGGGTACTGATGTATACAGGCCTTTCTGTACGAATGATACCCAAACCTATATTTAGGAGTCTCTTTGCCCATCGAGACTTGACGATAACTTCAGAGTGATCTATGTACCTCCGAGAGTTTGGGCGGTGTTTATCAAGGACCCCTTTCATGGAAAGAATGCGACCAAGGGAAACTTTCTTACACTCCGTGACATCTATAACAAACTTCACAGGTTTCCTGTATGTCCACGCATCTTCAAAATAGGTGTCAAGTAATTCAGGGGTTGTAGAGTCTTTAATTTTGATTTTGTATTCCAAGACCATTTTTATAAACACACACAATAATGTTTATAAAAATGTTCCAAACGGGGCTCGAACCCGCGACTTTGGCGTTATAAGCACCACACTCTAACCAACTGAGTTATTGGAACAAAGGTGCAACTCGACCACTTGACTAGTCGTTGTGTATAACACATATTACTTATAGGTCTAAACTTTAAGTATGTAGTCGTAGAACTTGATTCTCGTGTTTCCCCCCTGAATGAAATCGTCAAACTTTTGTGCATTTTCAAAAGCTTCCCGAGCGACTTTCACAGAGAGGATCGTATCGTACGCACACGCTTCAACATCACGGATAACAAAACCAGGGTTCATGACCTTGGGTTCTACATCCATTTCGTCATGGATAAAATCCACAACATCTTGATACTCACACGCCTCTGCGACGACTACGACTGCGTATCCATACCTTTCGTAGTTTTCTGCGATTTGTTTCATCGTCGTCGAATTAACTGTTTGGCGATTGATGACATCAGTCACCTTCGAGTACCTGGCATATGTGGCATTCGTCGAAAGATCCGTAACACGGTGTCCGGGCGCTTCTACGAAAACAATTGAATTTGTTGAAGTAGCTTCGGTGTGCGCATAGTCTATGTACTTTGCAAACTCTTGTACAGCTGTTTGAAACCCGATAGATTCCATACCCGGGATGTCATCGAAGATAGTCTTAGCGATACCGATGATATTCGTGTTCACGCGTTCGTCGAGTGCGAGTTGAGCGGCACTCTTCATTGATTCATTCCCACAAATACAGTAGAGACGGTCGAGTTCGTTCACTCGGTCTATGACTTGGTCCAATTTCACAGGATCACACGATACCCTGAGAATCGATCCAGCACCTTCTTCTATTTTTTGACGCGAAAGCTCTGTTCGGATATTATTGTTTAGACCACGGAACCCTTCATTGAATCCAATGATCCGACTATCTTTAGAACTTTCGAGGCGTGTTAGGGTGTGGATAAGGTTGTTTACACCTGGACATACACCACCAGCCGTGAGTATTCCCACGTTCATCTGGTTTATTATAAGAACTTTTCTTTTATATACTTTCCAATCATGAATCCAATGACATTCGTCAAATTTTCACCTATAGAGTAGTGCCACGTATGCACTTGTGAATTATGGATTCCGAAGAATCGATCAATAAAGTTTTCATGTTTTGGTTTATTTGCGTAAACGCGTCTGAACCATAAAGGTGATTCGTCATCGGATTCTGAAAGACATCCACCAAACTTATGTACAAGTTGTGGTCGCATAGACAGCCAGTATTCAAAAACTTCCCATAGGGCACCAAGGGTAATCCAAAACCAGAACTGTTTGGGATACAACGCACCCAATAGGATGTACAAGTTTAAGTGTCCATACTGGAAGCCGTAAAACTCTGTTCGGTAACACCCTTTAGTCTTCTTTTCACAAGAACATTTATTTGCGTATGCTAAGAACCATACTGTAAATAATAGGATGACAACTATCATTTAGAATAGGATAATACATTTTTTCAAGATGAATATTTAGGCGAGCTTACCACCCTTGCTGGAAACCATCGAACCGAGGATAGATACAAGCTCACCGACGAGAATGCCCTGTTGAGACATCACAAGCATCTTAGCCCGATCCGTCTTAGGGCCAAAGTCACCATACCCAACGGTCGACATCGTGGTAAAGGCGAAATAGTAAGGATCAATAGGACTCTCGAATCCGAACTCCTTGGGATCCATTCGGCTGTAGAGGAAACCGTAAGCGAGAGTGATCGTGGCCAAAAATATGAAATTATTGATGGGTGAAAGACCCATTATACTTTATTATACCTCAACAGAATTTTGTCTGGGCATTTCTTGACTTCGTCTCTTCACATTTAGTCTCCTGACACTCTTCAACCATCTGGAGACCGGATTCGCTGTAGAGGATATCGTCGAAGCTGCATCATCACTCATGATTATACTGAGTCCATTGCAGACATCCGGTTTATTTTCTTTATCGGGGAACTCCATATTGAACGCCTGAATAGATATTGCCGGTATGTCCGGAGCATCATCTAGAAGACGATCATATTCTTGTCGCGCCTTTTGCACAAATTCGAGTACATCTTCTCTGTGAAGAACATCGAGGGACAACTCCATATCAATGTTACGATAGAACTTGGAATACTGGACACACAACGCAGAGTGTGACTCGGCTAAGTTCGCACTTTGACTAAACTTACTGATCGAAGTGAGAATGCCACCCAAAACATTGAGAAAGGCGAAAAAGTATTGGACTAACATAATTTTAGTTTTCGTTTCTGAATCTACATCATCATTACCACTTGGATTTAAAACAGCAAAACCACCTACACCCGTGATACTTGCTATGACTATACTTGGATATGAAAGATAGTCGTGTTGTTTTTTGTAATAGAGTCGAGCATGGTTGTGAAGCCATCTGTATCCGGCAGCTTTTTCTGCCCATCTTACGAGTAACTTCTCCTGCTTTTCACACCAGAAATGCTCATGGGGCACATCCGCTTCACCCATTACACTTAGTCAACATATATTTCCAGATCGGCTTTCATATCCTGAACCCACCACTTCTTTTTTGCTGGATCCCATCTTGCACCCAATGATTTAACGTGGTCTTTTTCTTCATACGGAACATTTAGGTATATCCGCTCCTTTACAGGTGTATTCATAAATTCCTCAGCTTCTTCTTCAGTTTTAAAAGACTTATAGACCGCACCGGGATATCCATCCACCTGCGTCTTAGCTTCATCCCAAGTTGTGTATATACCTGGGATGTGCCCTTTAACAACCGCGTAAAATTTTTGCTTCTTCGTTCCACTCGGAGTCTTGGTTTTAGGGGTTCCACCAGCAGCTTCGTAGGCTAATGTATCAACTTCTTCATTTTTAGGGTCTCCATTGTGCGCTTTTACCCATTTCCATTCAACAGTCTTCAATTTATTACGCGTTTCATCCATAGAAATCCACAACTCCTTATTTTTAACGGGTGTACCCGTAGATGTTATCCAGTCATTCTTTTTCCATTTGACAATCCATAAACTAATACCATTCTTCACATACTGGCTATCTGTGAATATACAGACTTCTTGGATATCCCTCTTAACACATTCTTCGAGGGCTTTGAGAATAGCCGTCATCTCCATTGCATTATTGGTGGTATCACACTGTTTACCAGAGAGTTTAAAGTCATCACTAACCACACCCCAGCCACCACGTCCAGGATTTCCGAGACAACTTCCATCAGTGTAAATCTCATACATGATTGCTTATTGTGGTTTATCCTTATATTCTGCAGCCTTCTTAGGTGTTTTACAAATCGTGTCACCACAATGATCTCTGTTTTGATAGATAGAATTTATGGATGTTGAAATTTCATTACAAGATTTTAGAGACCAGCGCCCCAATTTGGGTTTATCCACTTTAACAAAAAGTTCAAACACTTTCTTGAACATTATCTAGAATGAGAGGCTTATATTTAAGTACGCTTATTTGCTAAGCGCTTCGAACGGCGCAAAGGTGGCGGTCTAGTAAGTTCCTCAAATTTAACAGCATACTTCGCAAATCTGTGATCATTTTTAGGCCCTTTCGCCTTATCATAACAGGTCTGAATTAATTTCTCGTCACCTTCTCGATTGAGAAGATTGTAATATCTGAGTATAACCTCAAACATAGACAGTGCCATAGTTCTATTAAGTTCCATATCACTGTTATTTTCTGTGGTGTGCATCATCATAGTCAGTGTAGTAATCAGATCGACACGTGAAAAGTTGCGCATTTTGGTCTAGAAAACAAAAAAACATAGGTCGACTTAGGCTTGCTAATCATTTTTAAACAGCATTGGTACTGTGCATTTTAAAAATGAGTTGTTGATTAATTATTTCAAAAAACTAAGACTAAATGCTTAGTTGGAGAAAGCGAGGCCGCCCATACCCGATTGGATGCGGAGGACGTTGTAGTTGGTCGCGAACATGTGCATAGAGGTCGCGCCGTTGAGGGTGTTGGCAGTGACCGCAACCTGCGCGTTGTCGATGCGCGAGAAGTTGCAGGTACCAGTGGGCTGGTGCTCCTCGGGCTTGAGCGCGAAGGAGTACGAGTAGACACCGGCGTAGGGGGAGCCAGTGTGGTGGTTGAAGGCCTGGACCTGGTTGAAGTACTTGCCCTTCTGCTCCTTGAAACGGTCCTGGCCGTTGAGGATGAGCTTGAAGGTGTTGAGGGGACCGACGGCCTCCTCGGTGAACTCCGCGGAGGAACCGGCGTCACCAACGTGAAGCATGGGAGCACCGTAGAGGGAGGTGGGCACGAGGCAGTTGGACTCGATGCCGGACACGTTGGACTCAAGGGTGATGTTGTTGGTGTCAGTGGTGAAGTTCCACAGGGACGAAGCCGCGGCGGTGTTGGAGAAGCACCACACGAGCTCCTTGACGGGGTGGTTGTACGAGAGGCGGACCTGCTTGGTGGCACCAGTGTCGACGGTGTCGGTACCGGTGTGCTGAACCTGCTCGATCAGGTACTCGTGACCCTTCTGGGCGAAGCGACGACGCTCCTCGGTGTCCAGGTAGATGTAGTTGGCCCACACCTTGAACACGGAGGTGTTGCAGTAGGTGGAGAAGTCGGACGCAAGGTCAATGTCAACGCGGACCTCGTGGTACTGGAGCGCAATGAGGGGCAGGTAGAGACCGGGGTTGCGGTTGAAGAAGAAGAACAGGGGAAGGTAGACAGTCTTGCCGTTGATGGCAGTGGTCATCTTGCCGTAAGTGGCCTTCTTGGACTCATCGAGGTAAAGCTCGGAGTACAGACGCCACCACTTCTGGTAGTGCTTGTCGATGCGCTGACCACCGATGGAAAGCTCGACGTTGTTGACGGCGCGCTCGGCGACCCAGCACGCGAGGGCGGAGGTGTCGACATCGGACTCGAGCTCGATGTACATGTCACCGACGAGATCACCGTTGCGGGCAACGGTGACGGACACGCGGCCGGAGTCCGAGGCAGTACCGTTGACGGTCTGCTCGATGTTCTCCATCGCGAAGTTAGTGTGGCGCTTGTACTTGGCCTGGAAGAAAGTTACCTCAGGGTTACCGGTAAGGTAGACATCCTGGGCACCGTAAGCGACGAGTTGCATAAGACCGCCAGCCATTTTGAGAGTTGTTGTACTATAAGCAGAGAAAATAATTTTGGTCAAACGCGCATTTCCCGACCCCGATTTTTCTCAGTCTACAACAAATGTCGAAACAGCCTGAAGAAATCCCCGAGGATGAAATTGAAGAAGTCACCGAGGATGAGATGACTGAAGATGAGATCGAGGAGGGTGAGATTATCATGGAAGATGATCTCGAAGACTTCGATGATGAAGATGAAGGTGACGAGGGTTTGGATATTGCCGGTCTCATGACATCTTTGATGGCGACACCCGATGGTGACACAGTGTGTTCCGCCCTGGTAACAATTGGTCAACAAATGCAAGTCCAAAATAAAATACTGATAAAGATTTTGAGTGAGTTGAAATCTGCTTAGAGGAAAAAATTGTAAATATGTAAATGGAAGGTACCCACTTCATCGATAAGGAACCCAA